CCTTCAGCCTGATTATGGAGTGCACGGAGGGGGTTTCAACGAAGAACCAGAACCAATAGATTTTTGGTATGATAAACCTTTTTTTGGCAAATACGATTTAGATGGAAATGCAATGTATTTGTCAGAGACAAACCTAAAGCAACTAGGGGCACCCTCATCAAATGAAACTTTCTTTGCTGCTGATTTTGTTGCTGATGCCTTCCAAGATTTACAACTACACTTTACAAAGGCTTTGGCACAACGAAAACTAGACCCAGATTTCAAATTAGCCAAGCTGTCACCATCTCAAGCATGGCTCAGTGCCACCAACCTACATCATGATTTTGTAATGAAAGTATATGAAGTTTTTGTTGGCACATATATACAAAATAATAACCTACACTACCAGATAGAATCATTTGAAGACTTTGTAAATTACTTTATGTTTTTTATGAGAGATAACGCCACTACAATGCCATTTACACGGACGGGCTTTATTTCATCTAAATACTGTCCTCAAAACATATGTGGCTTGATTATTGATATGCAAAGCAACAACTTAGGAGACGATTCAAAAAAAGTAAGCGACTTATTGAATAAGCCAAGCTTCTCATTTTACATAAGCTCTGCAAAAAATCATGGCTTTTTAGTTGATAAAAATGTACCATCTCGCTTGGTGGCTGATATGAGCAATCCGAAAATGATTGAATACATGCAAAGATACAATGTTGATAACGCAAAGGATGTGTTGGACAAATATTATTACAAGCCTTACAAGAGAGATGTCGAGGCACTAATGATAAACTTGGTGGAGTTTTACAATGGTTATGTAAAAAGCAGACCATATGCGAGCAAAGTTATGCGCCGATATTCAGACACTGATGCTGGCGCTGTTGGTCTACAAAAATCAAAAACTTTGACTTTGAACAAATTTAGACATCCAATTAACAGGCATCACGTAAGAAGCCAATACACACTTGATGAGATTACCGAAATTTATTTTTTGATTAGAACATATGAGATAGACTCCAAAATGAGCGATGATAAGAAGCGGCATGTTTTGGAGACTGCTGTAAAAAGAGGAAAGATTTTTGGATTTGATAATTCAATAACATACATAAACCAGAAAATGGTGGACGAAACGAAAATAGATTTGACAATCTCAGCGAACTATGTTAAAGGTAGTAATGACAAAGCAAGTAAAATTATAAATGCTCGCTCTAACGAAAAGTTTAACAAAGAACCAAGTATAAAAGATGTTATTTCAGGCGATTACAGTAGAAAATAAACAAATTCTTTTTGCCGATGGCAAAATTCACACAAATACACATCCAAAGCTCACAAAAACTTGGTCTTACGTGCCACGCTTTGATGGGTCCGATATAGAGTATGCTCAATTTAGATGCGGCGGCTTGACAATTGATGAGGTATGCCCAGAACACCTTCTTGATAGGTGGGAGGCTGTAAAAGAAAAAGTAAAAAGTCATTGTCGAGCATGCATTGAAAGCAGGATTGACATAACTGGTGGCAAATTTTATAACTTTTTACCACAATCAACTCTTCTGGATTATCTGCAAACAAAAAACGAGATAACTCAATATGTTTTTGATAACTATCCAAAGCCTAACAATTACCAGTTTTTATATGAATTGCAAAAAGTTCTTGTTGACATTGAATCACATCGTGTTAATTTGGATTTGACCCCATTGCGAAATAAAAGACATGATTTTCGCACCAACCAATTTTACAACAAAGTTAGGTCACTTAAGCCCCATGTTAGATACAACTTATTTGGGACAAAAACTGGTCGCTTGACAACCAAAAAGGGTAGCTTTCCCATTCTGACGATGGACAAGAATTATAGGCAAATATTGACCCCACAAAATGACATTTTTGTCGAACTAGATTACAATGCTGCCGAGCTAAGAACACTCCTACACATGTCTGGAGAGGACCAACCTCAACAGGACATTCATGATTGGAACATAACCAACATCTTTCCGCAAGTTACCGACCGTGAAGCGGCAAAAAAGAGAGTTTTCTCGTGGCTTTATAATCCAGTTGCAGAGGACAAAGATCTTGAGCAATTTTATAACCGCAGCTTTATATTGAAGAAGCATTGGGATGGCGACAAGATCATAAATCCCTTTGGAAGAGAGATTAAGGCTGATGCAAAACATGCTTTGAACTACATAATACAAAGCACAACCTCTGATTTGTTTTTGCGGAGAATTTTAGAATTAGCGAAATTGCTGGAATCAAAAAAATCATTTATTTCTTTTTTGATTCATGATAGTGTTGTGATCGATTTAGATAAGAGCGAAAGACATCTTGTTCAGGAGATCGCAGACACTTTTGCAAAGACTGACTTTTCTAAATTCTTGGTGAATATGAAAGCGGGGAAGAATTACGGAGAAATGAAAGAAATATGCAGAATATAATCGGATTGGGTTCGGCAGGATGCAAAATTGCCAAAAGCTTTGCAAAATATCCAGAATACACGATTAGAACGATTGATTGTGTTGAACCATCAGGTGATGAGCACTTCAGGATTAAGAAATGTGACTCTCATGAGGAGTACGAAAAAGTAGTACCAGATATGTCTGGCTTCTTTTCTCACATAAAAGCAATGGACGAGGTTCTTTTTGTTATCGGAGGTTCGGGTGAAATCAGCGGCGCGTCTTTAGCCATCCTTCAGCAAATAAGCCACGCCAAATTGCACGTTTTATATGTTAAGCCAGATATTTCGCTTCTCAGTGAGCTTGGTGGACTTAGAGAGAGATTAGTATATAATGTTCTGCAAGAATATGCGAGATCTGGCAAATTTGAAAGAATAGTGCTTATAGACAACCCGAAACTGGACGAAACAATCGGAGGCGCACCAGTAATTGGATATTATGATGAACTAAATAAAATGATAGCGTCAACAATCCACATGGTTAATGTTTTTGACCACTCAGATCCAGAAATTGGTACTATCTCTGCTCCTCTGGAAGTGTCTAGAATTATTACGGTTGGTATGATGAACATGGATAGTGGAGAAGAAAAGTTATTTTTTCCATTGACAAACTCTAGAGAGAAGAGTTATTATTACGCCATCAACCATGAAAAGTTGAAAAATGATAAAGAATTATACAAGGGCATAACAGTGCAAATGAGAAATAAAGTGGAAGAGGATGGCACAAGAGTTACTTATGGCATTTACTCCACAAATTACAGTTCAAACTACTGTTATGTCGTTGCTAGAAGTTCTATGATTCAAGGTTTAGTTTTGGAGGAAAACAATGTTGAAAACAATTAATGCCTACGTGGGCACTTTTGAGAAAAAAACTGGTGAGGAGAGATCGATGCGCTTCGTGAAGGTTTCAGATCTACCAGAGGGGTTCATAGCCTCAAATACCAAAGGAGGTCAGCAGAGAAAACTCTCTGAGGGCAATGAATTGGTTTGGGACTTGGACAAAAAACAATTCAGAGTCTTTAACTGGAATACAGTAAAAGGCGATGTTACACAAATTACTAATTTTCGTGTTGACAAGTTGAATTGATCGTGATATATTATAAACCAGATGTGAGGGATATTTGCCGAGCATACTATAACAAAGGAGAGAAAAATAATGTTTAATAATAATAGTAATAATAGTAATAATAGTTTGGTATTTACAAATACAAGATCTAAGAAAAAAGCCTTAGATCAGGCGAGAGTTTCGCCATATTCATTTGTACAGTCGTGGCAATCATGCACATCGCTTCATGAAGTTTATGAAAATACTGAAAAGCAATGGCAAGAATTTGCAAAGAAAAATAATCTTTCCCATCGTCGTCCAAAATTCTTCAAAAACAGAGAAGAAGGCTTTAAAGCTTTACGGTCGAGAGCGACTTACTATCGCAATAAAGGGGTCGAACTTCAAAAATTTCATGATGAAATAAAGAAGTATGCGGGTCCTACAAAAATCAACTGGAAACACTTGGCGGATTTTGCTCGTCAAGTAAAAAACCAATAAACTTATCAAAAAGGAGAGAGATCATGGGTATTGATTTAGATAAAATTAGACAACGTAAACAAGCGTTGGAAAGCAAAGGCGGCGCAGGAAATAACAACTTCTGGCGTCCACAAGACGGTGACCAATCCATTCGGATTGTCCCAACAGCAGATGGAGATCCTTTTAAGGACTACTTCTTTCACTATAATCTAGGTAAAACTCCGGGCTTTTTGTGCCCGAAGAAGAACTTTGGAGAAAGCTGTCCTGTGTGCGACTATGCGAACAGCTTGTACAACCAAGGGACGGAGGACGCACAGAAAGCGGCAAAAGGTTTGTTTGCTCGACAGCGCTTCTTTTCACCAGTATTGGTGCGAGGAGAAGAGGCTGAAGGGGTTCGGATTTGGGGCTATGGAAAGATGGCCTACGAGTCTCTAATCAATCTTGTACTAAATCCAGAATATGGGGACATTACTGATGCCGAAGAGGGCACTGATATTGTTCTCAACTATGGAAAACCACCGGGAGCACAATTCCCACAAACCAAACTTCAACCTCGTCGTCGGTCATCGCCACTTTGTCAAGACGGACCAGAGAAGTGTGCAGAGCTTTTGGATAATATTCCAGAGTTCGATAGCCTGTTTGAACGCAAGACAAGCGAAGAGGTCGGCACTTTGCTGGACAATTTCTTAGAGGGTGGCGACGATGAGGAGACCACTGAGGTAACACAGTACAAAAAAGCTGACGAATCTTCTTCGGTTGATGAAGCATTCAATGAACTTTTAAGCTAAAACTAGAGGAGAGAAAATGGGAGCTAAAAAAGCTGGTAGGCTTTCTATTGATGACATGCGAAACCTCATCAATAAAAAGGCTGGTGTGCAAGTTGCACACAACTTAAACAAAGAAAATCCAACAGAGGTAACAGACTGGATTCCTACTGGTTCCCGTTGGCTCGATTCTATTATCTGTCGGGGTCGATTGGCTGGTATTCCGGTCGGTAAGGTGACAGAGATTGCTGGATTGGAGGCAACTGGTAAATCATACATGGCAGCACAGGTCGCTGCCAACGCCCAAAAGATGGGCATTGATGTGGTTTACTTTGACTCGGAATCCGCCATCGACCCCACCTTTTTAGAGAGGGCAGGCTGTGATGTCAATACTATTCTATATGTTCAAGCTCAGTCTGTTGAGTTTGTGCTCGAAACTATCGAGGAACTTTTGGGTTCTAATGAAAATCGGATGCTTTTTATCTGGGATTCTCTTGCTCTTACACCTGCTATTTCCGATGTGGAAGGAGACTTTAATCCTCTTTCTTCCATGGCAGTGAAGGCAAGAATTTTGGCTAAAGGCATGTCGAAACTGACCGTTCCTATTGCCAACAGTCAGTCAACCTTCTTGGTCCTGAATCAGTTGAAGAGTAATATCACTAGAAGTCCAAGCGAGGCTTTGACAACCCCTTACATGACACCCGGAGGAAAGGCTATGATTTATGCCTATTCATTGCGTGTCTGGTTGACGGGTCGCAAGGCAAAAGCCTCATTCATCACTGACGACAAAGGTTTTCGCATTGGCTCTGAGGTAAAGGTGAAACTAGAGAAGAGCAGGTTTGGAACGCAGGGTCGCCAATGTAACTTTAAGATTCTGTGGGGCGACGAGATCGGCGTTCAAGATGAAGAAAGTTGGCTGGAGGCAATCAAATCCTCAGACAATGTGATTCAATCAGGCGCTTGGTATCAGCTTGTTTATGAAGACGGTACCACTGAAAAGTTTCAGGCTGCTAAGTGGAAAGAAAAGCTTCAGAATGAAAAGTTCAAAGCTCGTGTCCTACAGATTATGGACGAAGAAATTGTCATGAAGTTTGATACTCGCCAAGGCAAAGCTGAAGATTTTTATGAAGAAAAGGATTGATAAGGAGAGAAAATGAAAAAGCTAATTATTGTCTCATTGCTAGCTGTGTTTATGACGGGTTGTGCACTATACATTCCACGCCCAGCACGAGTGGTAACCTACTCATATGAACCAGCGGTTTTGGTCACTCCCGCATTTGAGGAACGACGGATTATTTATCGTTCGCCCCCTCGACGAGTAATCAATAACCACTATTACAACAGGTGCAAAGTTTATTACAAAAGAGGCAAAAAATATTGTCGATAAAATAAATTAGCACTTGACTTTTAGACCTCAGATGGAATATACTGTCTGAGGTTTTTTATTGAGGTAAACATGAGTAAAAGAGTTATTTTTATCGATGCATTGAATATGTTGTATCGGGCGTATATTGTAGATCCAAGCCTATCGACCAATGGACAACCCATCGGTGGCATCAAGGGGTTCTTGAAGATGAGCCAAAAGCTAATCAGGGAAATGAAGCCAGACTCTGTTGTTGTTGCATGGGATGGAGAGGGTGGTTCTCGACGACGACGACAGATCAAGAAGGATTATAAGGCTGGTCGAAAGCCCATCCGTTTGAACCGACAGATTCGCAACCTTACGGAGTCAGAAGAAGTGGAGAACAAAATCTGGCAACAGACCAGACTCACAGAATATCTCAACCATCTTCCAATAGCTCAGGTTATGTTGCCCAGCATTGAAGCCGACGATGTAATTGGCTATTGTGTCCAGATGGAAAAGTACAAAGGCTGGCAAAAGATTATTGTATCCAGCGATAAGGATTTCATTCAGTTGTGTGACGATGAAACTGTCCTTTATAGACCAATACAAAAGGTCTTTTTGAACTCAAAAAGGGTCTTGGAGGATTACAGCATACATCCGGTAAACTTCGCTCTAGCCCGAGCGCTTTCTGGTGACAAAAGTGACAATCTACCGGGGGTTCCGGGTGTTGGTATGAAGACCGTCGCAAAAAGATTTCCTTTCTTTGCAGACGAAAAAGTTTGTGATATTAATTTTTTGCTGGACTACTGTAAAGATAGAAAAGATGAAAAACTAAAAGTCTATAATTCAGTAATCGAGAACATAGATTTGATCAGAGAAAACTATAAGCTAATGCAGCTTTATGCACCAAGTATCCACATCCAAGGCAAGCAGGTTATCCGTTCAGCAGTAGAAGATTTTGAATATGAATTCAACAAGACGGGTATCGTGTGTATGATGAATGAAGATGGCTTTGGCGCTTACGATTGGTCTGATCTATTCACAGCATCCAAGCGGATGGTGAGAGGGTAAATGGAAAAAGTAGATTTTTCTAAATTTGGTAAAACCTTTCAAGAGGATCTTGCACAACTGATTGTTGAAGACCGTTCGTTTTCTGATCAGATGCAGGAGCTTCTGAACTTTGACTTTTTCGAGTTCAGGTACTTGCAGGTTTTTGTCGAGAAGGTTTTTGGTTACCGCGCCAAGTATGGGGTTCACCCAACAAATAAGATTCTGATCTCCATTCTTCGGACTGAATTGGAAGACGAGAACGAAGCAACAAGGAAGCAGGTCAGAGACTACTTCTCCAGAATTTATAATAGTCCTCCCGATATTCGGGAGCAAGAATATATTAAGTCAATCGCTCTTGATTTTTGTAAAAAGCAAAAGCTGAAAGAGGCGATGATTGAATCTGTAAAGCTTCTAAAGAAATCCTCTTTTGATGAGATCAGCGATGTTCTCAATCAGGCTTTGAAACTGGGCAGTGACAACAACTTTGGTTACGACTACAAGGCAGACTTTGAGCAGAGGTTCCAGATAAAAGCCAGAGACCCAGTGTCAACAGGGTGGGCAGAAATTGATGGTCTAACAAGTGGAGGTCTTGGAAAAGGAGAGCTTGGAGTAGTCATCGCTCCAACTGGAGCAGGTAAGTCCATGGCTCTTGTACACCTTGGTGCTGAAGCTGTCAAGCAGGGCAAAACCGTTGTTCACTATACATTGGAATTGGCTTCTGTTGTTATTGGTAAAAGATACGACAGTTGCATCACTGGTATTATGATGTCTGACGTTCATGCACTAAAAGAAGAGATCTATGAAAAGGTAACTGACCTTCCCGGTGAATTGATCATCAAAGAGTACCCGACAAAATCAGCCAGCCCCAATGATTTGAAAATCCACTTGGAAAAGTTGAGAAAACGAGATATCGATGTGGACATGATCATTGTGGACTACGGTGACCTGCTTCGACCAAACGTTATACATAAGGAGAAAAGAATTGAACTGGAGAGAATATATGAACACCTGCGAGGACTGGCTCAAGAGTTTAATTGTCCTTGCTATACCGCTAGCCAGACGAACAGGTCTGGATTGAATGCTGAAGTTATCACGATGGAATCTATTTCCGAGGCATTTAATAAATGTTTTGTGGCTGATTTTATTTTTTCTTTGTCCCGAACTATTGAAGATAAAAGCACAAATTCCGGAAGAGTGTTTGTGGCTAAAAATAGAAATGGTCCGGACGGTCTAATCTACCCTATATACATGAACACAGGCAATGTCAAAATTAAGGTATTGCCACCAACTGGTGAAACAATTGCTGATATTGCTGTAAACTCTGCTAAGAAACAAGAGAAGATTTTGAAAGATAGTTACAAAGAATGGAAGCAAGATAAGAAGAAAAAGGAGACTAATACATGACAGAAAAAGATCAAATTGCTAGAGACATTCTTTCAGATGTCACTGTGCATATGAAGTATGCCAGATACCTCCCAGAGAAGGAGAGGAGAGAGACGTGGGCAGAGATCGTAGATAGAAATAAAGCGATGCACGTCAAGAAATACCCAGAACTAGAAAGTGAAATAAATGATGTGTATGAGATGGTACACGCAAAAAAAATCTTACCATCAATGAGATCAATGCAGTTTGGAGGAAAGCCCATCGAGGTCGCCCCAAACAGAATTTACAACTGCGCCTTTGCACCTATCGATGATTGGCGAGTATTTAGCGAGGTTATGTTCCTTTTGCTTGGGGGTACTGGGGTTGGATACAGCGTACAAAAACATCATGTAGAGAAATTACCAGAGATTCAAAAACCCGCTTCTAAAAGAACTAGGCGCTTTTTGATCAACGACTCTATCGAGGGTTGGGCGGATGCTGTAAAAGCTTTGATACAATCTTATTTCAAAGGTGGTTCTAAGCTCCGTTTCGACTATTCAGATATTCGACCTAAAGGTGCTAGCTTAATAACTTCTGGTGGAAAAGCCCCCGGACCACAGCCACTCAAGGAGTGCTTGGTCAAGCTTCAAGGTATGTTTGAGGCAAAAGAAAATGGTGACAAACTCACCACCATTGAAGCACACGATATGATCTGCCACATTGCAGACGCAGTGTTGGCCGGTGGTATCCGTAGAGCAGCTTTGATTTCCTTGTTTTCAGCAGACGATAATGAAATGATTGCTGCAAAAACAGGTAATTGGTGGGAGACAAACCCACAGAGGGGAAGAGCTAACAACTCCGTCGTGCTACTACGCCACAGAATTACAAAAGATTTCTTCCAAGACCTCTGGGAAAGAGTGAAAGAATCAGGCAGTGGGGAACCGGGATTTTATTTCTCTAATGATAAAGATTGGGGTACCAATCCTTGCTGCGAAATCGCACTTCGCCCATATCAGTTTTGTAATCTAACGGAAGTGAATGTTAGCGATGTTGATAATCAAGAGGAACTAAATAGCAGAGTCAAGGCAGCAGCTTTTATTGGCACTTTGCAAGCTGGCTACTCTGACTTTCACTACTTGCGAGATGTCTGGAGGAGAACCACTGAGAAAGAGGCTTTGATTGGTGTTTCCATGACTGGGATCGCTTCTGGAAAAGTATTGAACTTGGATACGACCGAAGCATCAAAAGTGGTAAAAAAAGAAAACGAAAGAGTAGCTAAAATGATTGGTGTCAACAAAGCGGCAAGATGCACAACGGTAAAGCCGGCAGGCACAACGTCCCTAACTCTCGGGACTTCCAGTGGAATTCATGCTTGGCACAACGAGCATTACATCCGCCGCCTTCGTGTTGGCAAGAATGAAGCGATCTATAGCTATCTGTCCATCTTTCATCCTGATATGATTGAGGACGAGTATTTTAGACCGCACGATACCGCTGTGATCTCAGTGCCACAAAAGGCACCAGAGGATGCTATCATGAGAACTGAGAGCGCACTTCAACTATTGAAGCGTGTTGCCAAGATTAGCACAGAATGGGTCAAGCCCGGAACACGCAGTGGGCAAAACACCCATAACGTCTCTGCTACAATCTCTATCAAGGAAGCTGAGTGGGCTGATGTTGGTGAGTGGATGTGGGAGAATAGAAATATCTATAATGGACTATCTGTTTTGCCATATGATGGAGGCTCTTATAAGCAAGCACCATTTGAAGACTGCTCTAAAGAAACCTATGAGGCAATGCTAGAAACACTAGAAGAAGTTGACTTAACAAAGGTGATAGAAATCGAGGATAATACTAATCTAACGGGCGAACTAGCTTGTGCTGGTGGTGCTTGTGAAATTAAATAAAAAGCTTGACTTTTTTATCTAGAGATAATATTATGTTTGAAACTTGTGAAAAAACTATTCAAATAAAGGAGAGAATATGTTTGGAAAACCGGTACCAGCAATTGAAATCGTCGCAGAAGAGCGGGAAGTGGTTCAGAAAGAGGAGCACATCTCAAACTACATCAAAGCCATGGCTGCAATTGAAGACGAGATGGAGCCTCTAAAAGAGCACAAACGAGATCTAAAGACTAACTACATTGAGAACGAGTGGCTTTCAAAAGAAGAGATCAGTATGGCTGTCAAGGCTTATCGCTTGTTGAAAGGCGACACTGACATGGACCAATTGATGGACTTCTATGATCGTGTTTCAAAGACTGTTACAAAGTAGGGGGAACGATGAATTTTTATCCTTGCAATAGGCACTTACTAGTAGAAAAGGTAGAACTTGAGGCAGAGGGGCAAACGCCCCCTGCTGTCTTGTTGCCTGATGATTACAAGCCAAAAACTGATACCTATGGGGCATATACTCTCTTGCTCGACGCTAACGACTGTTCTCTGGAAGCAGACCCCGGAGATACTGTTATTGCAGAACAGAGCATGGTCAAAGAGGTGGAGCATGAAGGAAAGAAATACTTTCTAGTGCAGGAAAACTATGTCTTGGGCGTTTTTTCTGAGGAATAAATGGACATTTCACACCTCATATGTGTAGCTGCCACTGCACTTTCAATCTTTCCAAACTCAGATACGGTCTGTAAGCATATCAACGTGGTTGTTGAGGAAACTGAAAAAAATGACATCGACCCCACGCTGCTCGTATCTTTGATAGCCGTCGAAAGCAATTGGAAGCCACATGTGGTCAGCCATGCAAATGCATGCGGGTTGACACAAGTTCTGCCAAAGTACACAAAAAAGTATGGAGGCAAAGACCGCAACCTTACATGTGATGAGTTGAAAGACCCAAACACCAGCATTAGAGTAGGTGCAAAGATATTAAACTATTGGCTTCACTCTTACGCAAGAGGCAATAAGACAACAGCTTTGTGTGGTTATAACGCAGGTTTCAGGTGCAAAGGTAAAAATCGTAACGCTACAGGCATCAGGTATGCGAAGAAAGTTTTGAAATACCAAAGAATCTTGAAGCGAGAGATGAGGAAGAGAAAGCATGAAGACGATAAACACGCCAAAAGTTGTGATAGGCTCTTCTTTAGAGTCGGTGCTTTTTGCCTCTAGAAACAACTGCACACTCATCCTAAACAAAGTTAGCCCACCTGAAATTTATGAAGCTCAAGACTTAGAGATGTGGAACCAAGTAACATTTCTGCTCTCCATGGCTGGGAAGATTCCAATGTCCGATAAAGTTTCGACAATCAGAATAATTGAAGAAGACAAAAAGATAAAAGTTTTCACATCGTCAAACAGGATGATTGAGATTATCTGTGAAGAGGTCTTTGTTTTCGACGACGAGAATGTCGAAGGTCTTCCCGTTCCGACTACCAAGCACAAGAATCCTAAGAAGAAGATTCTGGACTGGGTTAATGTGAGAGCAGGTATGCTCCACGAGTTCCAATTCATAGAAACAGGGGATGAGTTTGTTAGTGAAGTGTACTTTTATAAGTCACCTCGAATCGATGGTGATCATGAACACAAAGATTTAGTCGCCATCTCATATTTGACCGAAGAGCAAATAAAAGACCACTCTTATTCAGACCTCATGACCCTGTATAAAACGAAAGAGGTGATGAAGTCTCACGGCATCAAGGGGCCGAGAAACGGTAAGGACCCCAACAACCCAAAGAAGTACAAATACTATGATATAAAATTAGAAATGAATCGACGCGAAATAAAGAAACTGCACATGGATTCATATGAAGACACGAACTTCATTTCCTTTTGCAAAAAGGATACTTACACCGAAAAGAATGAATATATTTCAAAGCTCCATAATTACATTGAAGGTGGCGCGTGATGATGTCATCTTCAAAGGGGGGCAGAAGAATGTCTAGTGCAGGAGCAGTCGGTTCAGGGGGTGGTGGAGGTGCAGCAGCAGCGGCACCAGCATCCAGTCAGAGAGTCACACCATCAGATGGTGCGGCACCAGCAAACAATAATAACGACCAAGGTGTTGAGATGGGGGGAACCCCAGACGGCGGAAACGGTGGTCAATCTATCAACATTAATATCACCAATGAGGTTAGTTCTTTTCAAAACATGAGTTCAGAGCAAAGTCTCCAGATTGGAGGCGGATCTGAAATGGGTCAGATGGGCGAATCCGGTCAGATGGATATGGAAAAGATGATGAAGTTGATTATGATGATGATCATGATGAAGATGATGGAAAAAATGATGGAACAATTGGGTGGCGGAGCCGAAGGCGGCGCGTCAATGATGGGAGGTGGGGGATAAGATCTCCTTTTCACTTAGCAGGTGTTGTCCCTCTCGCGGGGGAAAAATTAGATTTCAATTTTCCGTGGCATGATTCCATGCAACCAATTGGACCAGACTATTTGGCTGTAGAGAGAGCAGTCTTAGAGTGTGCTTGGGCTGGATGCGAAACAATATGGCTTGTATGCAATGATGACATGCAACCTCTTGTTCGCTCTAGGCTTGGCGAGTATGTTATTGATCCCGTTTCTATCGGTAGGTTGAACAAGTACCCGTCCGAATCAAGAAGAAAAATACCAATATATTACGTTCCTATACACCCAAAAGATCTTGGCAAGAGAGATTGTCTGGCTTTCAGTGCACTGTATGGTGCTCTAACCTCATACCACGTTAGCAATAAAATAAGCAAGTGGGTTGTCCCAAGTAGATACTATGTGGCTTTTCCCTACGGAGTCTATGACCCAGAAATACTCAGAGAACATCGCCTAGACATCTCTAGTGACAACTCGTTCTTTCTCTCCAGCAATGGAAAGACAGTTGCTGATGGAGAATACCTTGGCTTCACTTTTGATGAAGAAGAATATAAAAAATATAAAAAAGTTATTATGGATGAGGGCACCGGCTATAGACCCAAGGGCACTGCCTTTGGAGATGAAGATGTGCTGCCCTTAGAGGAAAGATGGAGCGCTGTTCATTTTAAGCTTGACACAGTATTTAGATCTGCTAGAATAGCTGAAGCAAAAGTAGTTGAACTACCATGGTACAACAACATAGGTTCTTGGCAAGGACTGAAAGATTATTTAGCCTCAGAGGTAGAGTTAGAAAAGCCAAACAAACTAATTCTTTCAAATAGGCAGTGGAGCAAGATAGGAGAAAGTATTGAAGAAGAGTGACATTCCATTCGTAGGGCTACACGCACACTCTGTGGCGGGTTCTTTTTTTGATGGCTTGGGTTTCCCCGGCGAGCATATGGATAGCGCCTTTGAGAATGGCATGGATGCCTTGGCTCTAACAGACCATGGGAACATGAATGGTCTCAGCTATCAGGTTGACCACGCCAAGAAGATGATGGAAGAAGGTAAAAACTTCAAGCCCATCTTTGGCGTGGAGGCGTATTTCATTCCATCTGTCAAGGATTGGAAGAAAGAACTGGAAAAGGAAAAAGACTCCAAGAAAAAATCTAAGTCTAGTGGTCTCGTAATTGAAAACGAGGGTGCGTCAAAGAGTAAGAAGAGCAAGCTAAACAAACGGAACCACCTAATCCTATTGGCTCAGAATCAAACTGGGCTGAGTAATATTTTTAAGATGGTCTCTGATTCATACACTAACGATAACTTCTATCGCTATCCTCGTATGGATTACGACCTTTTGACCAAACACAACGAAGGGGTGATCGCTGCTTCTGCATGCTTGGGTGGCGTATACGCTGGTAACTATTGGGACAATCGGGACATGGGCAAGGACGCTGTTATTCAAAGCATGCGTCGAACCACAGAGCGCATGATTGATATCTTTGGTGACCGCTGGTATGGAGAATTGCAGTGGAATAATGTACCTGAACAGCACGAGTTGAATCAGTTCATCATCCAACTACACCACGAGTATGGCATACAGCTAATCTCTACTGCTGACAGCCACTATCCAAGCAAGGAGTCTTGGCGCGACAGAGAACTCTACAAGCGTCTTGGTTGGCTAGGCAAGAGCAGCCCAGATTATTTATCCGCAGAACTCCCTGAGAACGTTGAGGACATTGGCTACGAACTCTACCCTAAGAACGGTGACGAGATGTGGCAGGCATATAAATATTATTCTGAGAAAGTCGGTGCATCTTATGATGACAAGATGATTGAGGAATCTATTATACGCACACACGATATCGCACACAATAGAATCGAAACTTTTATGCCAGACAACACGGTACGCTTACCTAGTTTTGTTGTACCAGACAAGCAGTCAGCATCAGAAGCTCTCCGCAAGTTTAGCGAAGACGGTCTTGTGAAGCTCGGACTAATGAATAAAGAGTATACAGATAGATTGGCTCTAGAGATGGACGTCATTAGCAAACGTGGATTCGACGAATACTTCTTGACGATGAAGAGTATCGCAGACAAAGCCACAGACTGTCAACTCGTTGGTTCTGGTCGTGGCTCTGCTGCTGGATCTTTGGTTGCATACGCTTTGGGGATTACACAAATTGATCCCATCAAATACAAGTTGCAGTTCGAGAGATTCATGACCAAGGACCAAACGGACTACCCCGATATCGATTACGATGTTTCAGACCCGATGGAGCTAAAGGAAATGTTGATTGATGATTGGGGCAGCAATACAGTTGTGCCTATCTCAAACTTCAATACGCTGCAACTGCGCTCACTTGTCAAGGACATCTCCAAGTTCTACGGTGTCCCGTTCACAGAGGTCAACCCTGTCACATCAAAGATGTTGAAGGAGGCGA